GCCTCCATTACAGAACGCTTGTTACCTTGGAGCCCTTCTAAAAGTGCGCCTTTGGTTTCCGACCAGCGTGACTCTAATAATTGTGACATTTTGTTTATCTCCTTAAATTTTAAGTCCCGCAAGCCTGCGGATGTCAAATATCTCAGCGGTCTTATTCTCTTGACCGTTGATTTGTGCCTGTGTTTGTTTATCGCCTGTTACTTCCTTAGCCTCGTTCAACGCCACTTTCTTCGGTGCACTTCCTTCCATTACGGCTGAAATATACTTGTCGAATGTTGCGTGTAGTTTATCTGTTTGGACAGATTCTAAAAGTTCACTCATTACTTCTTGCTTGTCTCTAGAAAGAGGTGACATCAATTCTGACATTACTTCTTTTCTTTGAGCTGCATCTTGCATACGAGCAATTTCTTTGTCTTTGCTTTCGGTCAACTTTTGAGCTTCCTCTGCTTTCGCATTGGCTTCTTTAACTGCTTCTTCTCTTTGTTTTACAACTTTAAGAAGTTTTGCTGTTTCAGATTTTTCATTTAGATGACTTGCTGCATATTCACTTGCGAAACTTTCAAAAATTCTGCGACCAAAGTCGTTTTTGCGAGCTGCTTCGATGTCTTCTTTTAACTGACCCATCTCTGCTTTCAAGCCTTTACGCACAGTGTTCTCAACTACTGTTGATGCCCTGTTAATAAAGTCTTTCTTGATTGCTTCGAATTTAGCCTTGCTATCTCTAACTAATTTAACTTTAGTTTCTGCAAGATCTTTTTTATCAGAGTGGAATTCTGCGATTTCTTTCGCCAATGCATCCACGATAAAAGATTCTAACTTAGCAACATTGCCCGCTGCCGATTTACGATCTTCGCGAAGTTCGTCTAGTTCTTTTTTCAAGTTGTTAAGAACAAATGATTCCATTGCTTTAGAATCATCTTTAATTTTCTTAGCATACTTGGCTCTAGCCTCGATAAGCCCCTGGCGGTCTTCAGCAAATTCAGATAGTTCAGCAGTAATTCTGTCTGAAAGCATCTTTTCTACTGCTTCTGCCATTTGTGCTTTATCGTGTTCGTACTTCTTTGCAAATTCTTCACGTAAACCAGTTGCGACTGTGTCACGGTTTTCCTGAACTGCGGTTTCCCAAGCGGTTTCAATTTCCGACTTGACTTCTTCGGAAATCACATTGTTTTCAAACAATTGTTTTACAAAATCTAACATCTGTGATTCTCCTAATGATTTAACCCTGAAATTATCTTTTTCAGAGACTCTGCAATATAACGTTGTGCCTGTGGGTCGCCTTTTACTTCTTGTGCTACTTTAAACGCCTGGTAACCACCTTTTTCGTTCATAAGGTGTTCATAAACTGGTGTAGGATAAGCACCCGGTGCGCTCGGTTGAGCAACAACATCAACAGTAATGATTTCAAAACCGTTAACGTTACCTTCGCCGTCTACTTCTCCTGAACCTCTTGAGCTAACTCCAAGTTTAACTCCGCTTTCCAACATTGTGCCAACTAGTTGACCCATTGGTGTTGGAAGCATTTTAAGTTTTCCGTAACCGTTAGGACCGTCCATCCACATTTTTGTAATCATATGAGATACACGGTCGAGGTTTATTCTTAAATCTTGAGGATGATCTACTTCACCAAGCACTGAATACCCCCCAGAGATCTGTTCGTTGAGCGTTTTGACAGCCCTATCAATTTCTTGCGAAGAATAAATGCGCTGGTTAGCATTACGAATGTCACCTTGAATACAGATGCCACTTAAATGTAATGACTTACCTTCGCCTTCATCACGCTCAATAATGATCTTAGCCTGATCGAAGCTCAGATGTTCTGCTAGTGTAGTTTTCAACCTATATACCCTCTATTATCTACGGCCACGGAAAATTGATTGCTTGTTGTCAGCGTTCTCTGATGCACCTTTTTTCTCTGCACCGTGTCCTTTTTCGTTGGACATTTTAGTTGCATTCTTTGCACCTGGAACGTTAACATTACCAGCATTATCTTCTTTTGCGTTAATATCTGCTAAGCCGCCGTCATTCTTTTCGTTTGACTCACCGCCTTTTGCGATGTTAGCAGTAGTTCCGCCCATATCGTTTTTCATATTGTCAACAGTTGATTTTTTGTTGTCTGCAGATTCTGCTGAACCTTTTGTTTCAGCACCGTGTCCGCCAGCAACTTTTTCAACGTATTCACGCATAGTTTCTAGTTCGTCTTTTGGCTCTTCTGAAGATTCAGGAGCAAACATTTCTTCTTCCTTGTCTTCTTCATCGCCCATATCCATATCATCAGCACCTTCTTCATCGCCGCCTTTGATTTCGTCGAACTTTGCTTGTAATTCATCAACAATTGAGTCTAGGTCTTGGAATAACTCTTCTGGCTCTTTATCGCCATCTTCGTC